GCCAGCACCGGCACCACCGGCCTTACGTCCAACGCGGTGGCGATTGTGTTTCCCCTGCCCACCGGCAATTGGGGCACCGTCACACACTTTGGGATCTTTGATGCGGCAACCGGCGGCAACCTGCTGATATGGGATGCCCTACTGGCGCCCCGCACGATCTTGTTGGGTGATCCCGCGCCCACGTTCCCACCGGACGAATTAAAAGTAACCGTCTCGTAAGAGAAAGCGATTCCGTAATGGCGTTTGATGCCCATAAAAATCTAGCCGTGTCGAGTGTGGCCACGGCGCCAAGCCCACCCGCGTCCGGTGGCACGCTCACGGTGGCCCCTGGAGAGGGGGTGCGGTTTCCGGCGGCCCCCTTCAATGCCACGGTGTGGCAAACGGGCGTGATGCCCACTCCGGCCAATGCGGAACTGATCCGGGTGACGGCGGTGGCCGCCGATACGTTCACGATCACGCGGGCGCAAGAAAGCAGCACCGCACGGGCGATCGTCGCGGGGGATGTGATCGCGGCCACCGTCACCGTAAAGACATTGGCGGATGTGGAAAGCGGCACGAATTTTCCGTTAATCACCACACCGGGGCCGGTGACGTTTTCGGGCGCCAGTGGCGGCACGGTGAAAACGAACGGCACGGCCGGGGCGTTGACACTATCGGGTAGTGGCACCCCTGGATCGGGGGGCTCATATATCAACATCTATGGCGATACTTACCCCGGCAACAACGGAAGTATTGATCTTATCGCCACGGGCACGGCGGGGCACATAGCCGTCACGGCCAAAGGGTCGGTCGATTTTTATAACGGGCCCACATCGCAAAATAGCCGGATGCATCCATCGGGCGGGCTTAGTTGGGGCGGCACCACCGATCCCGGCGCCGGAAATGTGTCAGCCACCGGACACATCCTCAGTAAAGGCGGGGGGCGCTTTGAAGGCGTCGGTAATTCAGCTGGCGCCACGGGCCCCGGTCTTGAAGTGAGCACCTATCAGGGTGAAGGATACGTCACCGCGTATGATCGCAGTGCTGCAGGTTACATTCCACTACGATTCGCCGCGTCGGTTGTGAATTGCCCGTGTATATTTGCGGTGCCTAGCGGCTACAGCATCACCCATGCCACACCGGGGGCGGGCACCACCGGGTGTGGACTAGGTTCCTACGCCGGGATGGCGTCAGGGTTCTATGCGACAGGTGCCACAACCGCCGCCACCAATATAGCCCTGTTCCAAAATCCATCGGGCACGGTGGGATATATCCAGATCAGTGGGAGCACCACGTTATTCAGCACCACATCCGACGCCCGCCTGAAACACGATCGCGGGCCCCATACGGATCTTTCGGTGTTGCAGCACACAAAGGTGCACGCGTTTGACTGGCGCACCGATCACACACCTGGACGTGGCGTCTTCGCGCAAGAAGCGATCGACGTGGCCCCGTTTGCCGTCACCCCCGGCACCGATGAACGCGACGACGACGGGCACCTTCGGCACCCGTGGGCCGTGGATTACGCGAAGTATGTGCCGGATTTGATCGCGGGGTGGCAGCACCACGCCGGGGTGATCCAGACGTTACACGCCACCGTGGCGGCACTAGAAGATCGGATCGCCGCACTGGAAGCCCGCTTGAATACCGCACCACCACCGCACACACCATAGAGGGATGACATGCCAACGACACCACGATCGCAAACGGCACTTGCTACGGATGTAAATTTTCTTCGGCGCCTATCATCGCTGCTAGTTTCGGAAGCGTTGGTGGTGGCCGATGAAGATCCGGGCACCCCCGGCCACCTCCAGCGGCGGCAATTGGCGCAATCGATCATTACTAACCCGTCCCAAATGGCGGCGAACCTTGCCCCTAGTATCACCAACGGCACCAACCTAGTGGCCGCCACCACCACCTATAACTTTGAAGCGGCCGCGATCGAAACGTCCGCCACGGATGCGGAAATCCGATCGCAAATCGCCACACTGTGGGACGTGTTAGCGGGCGCGTAAGCCCCGGTGCCGGGTGCGATAAAGGCGATCCATGTTTGGCGCGTTGACGTTTGGCGGGGCCCCGTTTGCCGGGGTGGTCGGGGCCGGTGCCCGCGCCTTGGCGGCGGCCGCGTCCATCACGATCGCCACGGCCCCGGCCAATCTTGTTACCGGCTCGAACCTATCCGCCGCCACCGGGGTTGCGTTTACCACGTCCGGGCGGATCAGTGTCTCCGGGCCCCTTGCGGGCACCACCGGATTCCGCTTCAGCACATCGGTCGTGTTCCCGGTGCACATCCGGGCGGCGGCGGGCTTCCGGTTTGCCGCGTCCGCATCCCTTACCGGATCGCCCCTGGAAACGGTGGCGGACATTACGATCGATGGCGTGAGCGTGCGCGGGCGCGTGCGTATGTCCGGGCTCACCATCCGCGATATTTTGAACGACGCCCCCAACACGTGCACGTTAGTGATCGAAGGTGATGGCCCCGCCGTGGGCCAATCGATCCGCGTGACACTCCATGACGGCAAGGTGGTGTTATTCGCGGGCGCGATTCAAACCGTGGATCAATCGTATGAATCCCTGCCCGAACACATCGCGTGGAACGTTACCGCCATAGATGACACGGCCAAGGCCAACGCCAAACGCCCCTTCGGCACTTTTGCGGATGTGTCCGCCACCACCGTGGCGCAAACCATCGCGGCGAATTTCGCGCCCGCGTTTGCCACCACGGGGATCGTGGCGGGCTTACCGAACGTGTCGATCGTCTTCGATGGGTCGGAAACCTTCATCGCGTGCTTGGCCCGTATCGCCAACGCGATCGGGGGGTATTGCAAAATCGAAGACGGCGGGATCTTCCTGTTCCTGGTGGATACCGCCGCCCCGCCCGATCCGATCGATCACACCCCGAAACGGTTTTTGAATGATCCGCCGATCCAAGCCAATGTGGACGCGTCCCAATTACGCACCCGCGTGTATGGCAAGGGTTACGGGGAAAACGTCCGGGCGGATTTGGCGGTGGGCGAAACGCTGATCCCGATTCAAGACGGCGTGAACTTCCCGCCGTTGGGGGGCAACGCGATCGTGGCGTTGACGGCGGACGGGGCCCAATCGGATCGGGTGAGTTTTACGAGTGTGGAGATTCCCACCGGGGGCAGTTTAGTCGGCCCCGGTGCCGCGCCTACCACGGCCCCATCCGTGGCGGTGGCGGCGGGCTCCGGTGTGGACACCGGCCCGCACACGGTGAGCATTGTTCATGTGACGGCGAACGGCAAAACGCTTGCGGGCCCCGCCGCCGCGATCACCGTGGGCACCCATCCGCCACCTGGAACGGCGCCCACGGCGGGCGCCCCGTTGAATGGCACTGGCCCTGATACCGGCTCCCATGATTACGCGGCGTCTTATGTGACAAGTTACGGGGAAACCGTCCCAAGCCCCATCAGCAATGCGATCGCGGTGAGTGCCGCCACCGGCCAAGTGCAAGCCCCGAACATCGCGCCTTCGGCCACCCCGACTCCGCTGATAGCGGGGAACCTGAATAGCACGGTGTTACAAGCGTATTACTTGTCGTTCGTGAACGCGTTGGGCGAAACCGATCAAGCGGGTTCCGCTAATAGCGGGTTCATCGCGCCCCCTCAACTACCTGGAACGCCAAATAACGGTTTCCCCGGTGGCGCGTTGCCGCAAACCGGCGGTGGGCTCACACCCAATGTCTATTACGCGTATTACTTTACGTTTGTGACGGCATCCGGATATGAGACGGCGTTATCGCCTAACTACATCGTGAATATGGGCACGAATACGGCCGTGCAGTTTCAATACTTGGCCTTGCATCCCGATCCCCGTTGCACCAAACGTCGGATCTATCGCGGCCCCGCCAATAGCAATATGCCGATCGGCGGCCGTCCAAGTGGGTATTTGGTTGTAGAGATTTCAGGGAACACCGATCCCAACGTGTTCTATACCGACACGATGTCGGATGCCACGCTAGTGGGGCGGGAATCCGTCACGGATATGCAATTGCCACGCGGGCCCGATCCCGGTTTCCAAATGCATGTGTCCAACATCATCACCGGCCCCGCCGGGGTGACGGCGCGAAAACTGTATCGGGTGCCCTACGGATCGGGCGCCCCGCCGCGATTAGTTACGACGATCCCGAACAACACGGCCACCACTTACCTGGACAACGTGGCGGATGCGTCGTTGAACATTGACATGCCCACGTCCAACACCACCGGCACGGCCGTGCAAAAGATCCCGGTGTCGAATATCCCGATCGGGCCCGCGAGTGTGACGGCGCGAAATCTCTACCGCCGATTTAATGGCGCGGGCCCCTTTAAGTTAGTCACCACGATCAACAACAACAGCGGCACCACTTACACGGACACCACGCCCAACAGCGGATTAGGCGCGGCCGCGCTATCGGTGGCCACCGCGATCGGGAATCAGATCGCGGTGTTTGTGGAAAAAGGCGTGGCCGCCGTGACGGCCCGCGAAATCTACATGAGTCCGATCGCGGGCCCACCCCGCCGCCGGGTGGGCGTGGTGAATGACAACACCACCACCGCATTCCAAATCACCACATCGGATGCCGCGTTGGCGGGCGGGCCCCTGGAACCCGTGGCGGACACGTCCGGATTGGCGCAACCGCAAGGCCAAGTGAATCCGGGCGCCACGGTGTTGCCGGTGGCGTCGGCCGCCACGTTCCGCGTGGGCGGTGGGTGGGTGGTGTTAGGGGGCGGGCAAGTGATCCGCCATACCGGGATCAGTGGGCAAACACTTACCGGCATTCCCGCCACCGGCCCCGGCGCCATCACCACCACCGTGTTGTATGGATCGCAAGCGTTGCCCGCGCCGATGTTGATCGGCGTGTCCGGAATCGTCCATCCGATCCTGAAGGGCTCCGCGATTCACATATGGGTGCAACGGGATGATCTATTGGCGCAAGCTGAACAGCGGGCGCGGGCCGGGGGCGATGGCGTGATCGAATACCTGATCACCGATCAACGGCGCGGCGTGGATTCCCTCATCGCCCGATGTGATGCGGATTTGGCGATGTTCTCACGGCCGATCGTGACGGTGGCCTATGCCACGCGGGACATGAAAACGCGAAGCGGCAAAACCGTGGATATTGATTTGGTATCACCGCGCATTGCGGCCACGCTGATGATTCAAGACGTAACGATCACGGAAATTGATATCGCGCCACACCTACCGCCACGCTTTAGCGTGAAAGCTAGTTCCGTGCGGTTCTCGTTGGAAGATACGTTGCGGCAAATGATCGCCACCGGCATTTTGGGATTGTAGGAAAGGAAACCCATGATTCACACGGCATTGCTGATTGCGGCGTTGGTGTGTTTCGTCTTGGCGGCGGCGGGCGTGGCCACATCCCGCGCCAATCTGTTGGCGTTGGGCTTGGCGTGTTGGGTGGCGTCACTGATGGTGTAGGTTTCGGGCCCAAAACTTTTCGTTCATCCGTGAAGCGTGCACCGTGGGGGCGGTGGCACGCCCAAAAAAATCCGCGCACGCATCCTTCAGCAGCAATCCCACTCCACGCCCGCCGGTTGTAACCACACTGCAAAGTAGTGGCGGGCTGTTCGTGTGTGCCGAAGGCGGCGGCGGCGGGCCGGTGATGGCGAACCGGCAAGACGCGGGCCCGTGGGAACACTGGACAATCCACACCCACGACGACGGCCGCGTATCCCTGCAAGCCCACGATGGGCGCTATCTCACGGCCGAACTCGACAACACCGTAGGATGCCGCGCCGTTGAAAGCGGCGAATGGGAACGGTTCGCGATCGAAACCCGCGACGTGGGCGTGGCGTTTCTGTCCGCGCACGGGAAGTATTTATGCGCCGAAGGCGGCGGCGGCGGGCCCGTGGTGGCCGATCGGGTGCCGGGGGCCACGGTGCCGGGGGAGTGGGAATTCTTCGCGTCGGCCGTGGATTTCTGGACACCACCCACCCCGCCCAATACGAACCTGAATCGGTTACATGGCGCCATCACGCGGAACGGCCGCACCATCGCGGATGACACCGGCCCGCGCCTGTTGATGTGTTGCCACTTCATGGAAGCGTTTTCCGCCTTCGTGTGGGGCAAATACGACGTGCGGAAGCAATTAGAAATCATCGCGGAGAAATACGCGGCCGTGCGTGTGTTGGATGTGTTGGGGTATTGGGACGCATCCCGCCCCGGTGATCCGAACCCCTGGACGGCGTGGCAGGGGCGCGAAGTGACGCCCATTCCCTTCACCGCCAACAGCGGCCGCGAGATTCCC